TTAGCAGAGGAGTAGAGATGGCAGCCACGTATGTGACTACAGCCGAGTTGAGGGCAAACCTCGGAATTGGCTCTCTCTATTCCGATGCTACAGTTGAGGAAGTTTGTCAAACAGCAGAAGATTTAATTAATCAATATTTATGGTTCAACACCGCCCCAGTAGTAGGCACAGCATTACAAGATAATGTGGCAACACTTATGCTTGCTAACCCAAACGCATTTGCAGCAAGCCAATCAATTGTTGTAAGCGGTTGCGGTGCCACCTTTAACGGAACACAAACTATCACTGGTACAATTCCACCGACTTCTGGTACTACTAGCCTTATTCCAGTATTTATGTATAACTATGGCCAGGTCAATTACCCTAACGGATATTCATTTGTGCAATATGCAAAGACAGCAGCTAATCAACCATTTCATAAAGTATTACCTTATGGACTAGCCACAGGCCCAGACCACAAGACCCAATCTTACGCGACAACCCCCGCCATAAGAGAAAGTGCCATGATAGTGGCCGTTGACGTCTGGCAAGCCAGGCAGGTCAGCCAAACAGGTGGGGTCGGTATGGATGGGATCAGTGCGAGCCCTTATCGGATGGGTTATCAGCTGATTAACAGAGTGCGTGGTCTCATCCAGCCGTATTCAAGCCCAGCATCACTGGTCGGCTGATGCCAGCAGCAATAACCACCCTTCGCGGTACTTTAGCCACTGACCTGGCCAACGCTGGCGTATGGTCAACCTTTTCTTACCCTCCAGCTACTTTGATCGCAAATAGCGTGGTTATTACGCCCTCAGATCCGTACATCGTACCTAGCAATAATGATCAAGTAGGCCTGGCACCTTTAGCCAACTTTAAAGTTTTAATTACGGCACCTGCCTTCGACAACCAGGGCAACTTGGCAGGGATGGAAACCTTTATTGTGGCAGTAGTAAATAAACTAGCAGCATCATCTTTGGTGCTCAATATATCAAGTGTCTCCGCTCCAGCTATAACTAATGCAGCTAGTGGAGATTTGTTAACCGCAGAAATCACCGTGTCAATCCTAACGAGCTGGAGTTAAAATGAGTACACAAGCAGAAGACTTAGCCTTCTTAATTAAGACAGGCCAAATTAAAGAAACACCTAAACCAACCGCAACCAAGAAAGACGAGGAATAACAATGGCCATATATCTAAATAACAATGTAGGCGTTAAATTGGCTACTGCCGCTGCGCCTACTGTACCTTCAATCGACATCAGCGCCTATGTAACTAACGCTGTAATTAACCAGATCGTGGATGAGCTAGAAGTAACTGCAATGGGTGATAGCGCTCACAAATTTGCTGCTGGTCTGCAATCAGGCACATTTTCTATCGACGTTATTAACGACTGGGCAGCAAGCCAAGTTATGACAACCCTTAACGCAGCCTTCGGTCAAACCCTGGCAGTATCAGTAATTACTGTTAAAGGTACTGCCGTATCAGCAACTAACCCAACTTATCAATTCTCGGTACTGGTAAATAATCTAACCCCAATCGGCACAGGTGGCGTGGCTGAAATAGCAACATCAAGTCTGTCCTTTACACTAAACTCCGCACTAACAGTGTCAACATCGGTGGCATTTTAATTAAGGAGTAACTATGGCAAAGCTAAAGATAACAAGGGCTAATGGCGAGGTATCAGAACACAAGATCACGCCAGGTGTTGAGTACGCTTTCGAGTTAAAGTATGGATCTGGTATTAGCAAAGTCCTGCGCGAGCACGAACGTCAAACAGAGATATTCTGGTTGGCTTACGAATGCTTACGCAGGGCTGGTGCGCAGATACCTATATGGGGTTCAGAGTTTATAGATACTCTTGAAACTGTAGAGGTACTAGACGAAGAAAAAAAATAACACCGCGTGATTCAATAATCTATACGATAGCCAGCCTGTCGGTAGAAACTGGAATCGCGCCACAGGCTTTTATAGATATGGATCCAGAAATGCTTAGGACAATAGTCCAAGTGTTATCGGATCGAGCAAAGGAGATCAAGAATGCCAGTAGAGGTCGTAGGCATTAAAGATGTTCTTAAAGGCTTAGAGTTTATTGATGAAGATATGCGTATGCGTATTAGAACTGCCATTGATCCGTTGATGCGAGGCGTGGCACTTAATGCTAAACGAATGGTTAAACAAAACTCAGAAGTATTATCGGGCTGGACTAAGCCCATATCTTCCCCAGATATTAAATATAAACCCTTTCCTAAATATGATGCAAATATAGTTAGAGAGGGTATTGGTTATAACCCAGGAGAAAATAAAACATTTAAAAATGGCTTTAAGGTAAGTAATTACGTTTACAATTCCAGCAGGGCTGGTGCAATCTACGAAGTAGCAGGTCGCTTAAATCCACAAGGCCGAGCCCCATTTCAGATGCTTCCATCTAAAGGTGCTAGTGGAACATATACTTTAAAGTCGAAAGGCAGCAAAGCATTCAGAGAATATAACTCTAATAATCCGTTTGCTAGTCAGCAATTCGTAGCTGCATTAGAGCCAGTAACTTCACAACCAAAGATTAAAGATATTAGGGGCGGTGGTCGCAAGACTAAAGGCCGTTTAATCTATAAAGCCTGGGCCCAGGATAGTCCTAAAGTTTATGAAGCAATCTTAAACGCAATAAATGCCACCGCCATACATTTTAATAAAGCCACCGAGATTAAGAAGGCAGCATAATGGCCAACGTAGTCGTTTCTGCTATTGCCACCTTTAATGGTAAGGCACTTAAAAAGGGTCAAAAGGATCTATCAGCATTTGATAAACAAGCCCAGCAATTAGGTAAAACATTTAACCGAGTATTTGCTACTACCGCAATTGTGGCATTCTCCAAGAAAGCAATCAATGCATTTGCAGCCGATGAGAAGGCTGCTAAATCTTTAGCTGTACAACTAGGAAATACTGGTAACGCATTTAGGGTAGATGAAGTAGAGCGTTATATTGCCAAACTACAAGGCCTTTACGGAGTATTAGACGATCAACTACGCCCAGCATTTCAGACATTATTAAACGCTACTGGATCTGTAACCCTAAGCCAAAAGGCTTTAGAGACCGCATTAAACGTCAGCGCAGGCACAGGTAAAGACTTAGAAAGCGTAGTCGCAGCAATAGCCAAAGGCGCGTCAGGTACTACTACAGCCTTATCAAGATTAGGCACAGGATTAGACAAGGCCACTATCGCAAGTGGCGATATGAATAAGATAATGGCAGCACTTGACAAGAAGTTTGCTGGCCAGGCCCAAGCAAGATTAACTACCTACGCAGGCAAGATGGATTTATTAAAGGTCGCAGCAGCTGATGCAACTGAGATTATAGGTAAAGGTTTAATAGATGCCCTAACTGTTATTGGCAAGGATAACTCAATAGACCAGGCAACTAACTCTATGAACAGTTTTGCCACTGCTATTGCTAATACATCTAGGGGTATGGGGACTTTAATAGGTGAAGTAAAGAAAATAATTGACAGCGATGTTGGTAAGTTTTTATTGGCTATTGCAGCCTTACTGACTCTAGGCAAGAAGCAACTGATACTAGGTACTGCAGGGTTAATTGCTTACGACATAGGCAAAGATCGCAAGCCTATTAGCGAGATGGAAAACCGTACATTAGGTCAAAAACGGCTGGCTGATAGAGTTAAAGAAGCTAAGTTAATTAAAGATTCTGCGACTTACCGCACAGCAGAAAATGCAGCATTAAAGGCTAAGACAGAAATAGATAAACTTAAAGATAAGTTTGATCTAGAGCGTATAGGATTAACAACAGCCCTTAACAATGCCACGGATGAAGAGACTAAATTACGCATAAAGGCTCAGATAGCAATCCTAGACAATAATGAGGCTTTGGCTAAGAAATATAATGCCGAGTTAGAAGCTGCTAAGGCTGCCAATGATCTTGCTGCATCATTTAAACTAGGCGGATTAACTTGGTTATCTTCTGCGCAAGACATAAAAAACTATGTTAATGCTATGACTTCTGCATCACAGACTTATGCTAATTCACAATTAGGCAAGGGTGGCACTGGTTACACTGGACCTACCTATCCAGATGCCACTACCGCTGCTGTAGTTACTCAGGCATTAAATAAAAATATGGCACAAATAGCAGAAGTAACTATTCCTACATTATTAGAGAAGTTAAGAACTACCGTAAAATCTGGTTATGACATACCAAGCGCAAGTGAGTTTTATGGTGGTTTGCCTAACAATACATCAACTCAGATTGCTAAAAACATGGCTTCAACTCCTGTGATTAATGTCAACGTAGAAGGATCGGTCTTATCACTTAATGAAATGGACAACGCTATCCAAGATGCGCTACTTAGAATCTACAAACAAAATGGAGACTTAGCACCTGCTGGGTTAATACCGTAATGGCTGTACCTACAATCAATGCCATCATTAACTTCTCCACTGGTCCAGCATTTGCTCAAGCATTTATAATAGATCAGGGCATATTAGGTACTAACGTATTAGCCGATTCTACAGCAGTAATTGTTGATGTATCTAATCAAGTTAATATGGTGCAGACTAGACGTGGCCGTAATGCAATATCAGATCAATTTCAAACAGGTAATTTAACCTTACGAATTGTCGATCAAAATGGCGATTTTAATCCTCAGAATACAGCTAGCCCTTACTATGAATTACTTACCCCTATGAAGAAGGTACAGATAACTGCCACTTACTCAGGAGTAACTTATCCAATCTTTTCAGGCTTCATTACTTCTTATGTTAATACTCAGCCTAAAGATGCAACAGAAGTAGCATATACAACTATTACAGCTGTAGATGCTTACCGCCTAGCGCAAAATGCTCAGATCTCTACTGTTACTGGTGCTAGTGCTGGCAATTTATCGGGCACAAGAATCAATCAAATATTAGATGAAATTGACTGGCCAAACACTATGAGAGACGTAGATGCTGGTTTAACCACACTTCAGAACGATCCTGGTACAAATAGAACATCGCTGGGGGCCTTACAAACTGCAGCCGATAGTGAGTACGGTGCTGTATATGTTGATGCCTCTGGCTCGTTTGTATTTCAAGATCGTACTGTAACTGTTGGATCTATTGCAGCTACACCCACAGTATTTAGTGATAACGGTGCTGGTATTAGATACGCTAATGCCGTCTGGAAACTAGATGATAGCCTTATATTTAATAAAGCCACAGTTACTAGATCAGGTGGTACTGCCCAGGTGGCTACCAATCAGCCTTCCATAGATAAGTATTTCTTACATTCATACTTCTTAGATGGCCTATTAATGCAGACCGATGCAGTAGCGCTTGATTATGCGCGATCTTATGTAGCTTCAAGAGCTGAAACCACTATCCGATGCGATGCCATAGAATTAGACCTTTATACTGATAATTACACCGCAGGCACTATCGCAGCCTTAGACCTAGATTTCTTTGATCCTATAACCGTGATTACTACACAACCAGGCGGATCTACCCTAAATAAGACCCTGCAGATTTTCGGAGTGGCTTTTAATATCACACCGAATAGTTGGAAAACTATCTTTACAACGCTCGAACCTGTCATTGATGGGTTTATACTAGGGTACAGCGCTCTAGATGAAGACGTATTAAGTTACTAAGGAGAAAATATGGCAACCTGGCCAGGAGTCACTGGAGACGTAGTTACATCCGCAATGTGGAATGGGCTACCAGCCTTCACAGTACAAACCGCTAAAACTGCAGATTACACAGCAGGTAGTGGTGATGAGTATCAACAATTAATACCTATGAACAAAGCAACAGCAATAGCATTTAAAATTCCAACCGATGCAACATATAACTTTGCCATTGGAACCGTTATTACCGTATTAAATATTAATGCAGGAACTCTTACAATTAGCGCAGTTACATCTGGCACCACAACAGTATTATCGGCTGGCGCTGTAGCTGCATCGCCAACCCTTGCACAATATAAATCAGCAGCATTGATTAAGACGGCTGCTAACGCTTGGTATGTAGTAGGAGCAATTGCATAATGATTGGCAACATAGTCGCAGGAGTACAATCTGTCCCTTTTACAGGATTTGTTGCTACTGGTGGTAATGAAGTAAAAAATGTTGGTTCATATAATTATCATTTATTTACTTCTAACGGCACTTTTGCAGTTACTTCGGGAAGTAAATCTGTTGAGATTTGTACTGTTGGTGCAGGTGCTTCAGGTGGTTCTTGGATGGGTGGCGGTGGTGGTGGTGGAGCAATTACTTATTGGAGTTCATTATCTGCAACTGTAAATAATTATACTGTCATAGTTGGTGCTGGTGGTACCGCACCTGCTTCTGAATATCGTGGTAATTCAGGTGGAACAAGTTCTTTAGCGTTAGGTGGTACTACTTATTCATCTGCTTTAGGTGGCGGTGGTGGTGGCGGTGATCTTGCTGGACAACAAAGTGGTGGTTCAGGTGGATCAGGCGGTGGCGCAGGTGGTAGAAGTACTTCTGGTGGATCTGCATCAGGTACTAACACAAATGCGGGTGGTGCAGGATATATGTCAGGTAATTATATTTTAGGTGCAGGCGGTGGTGGTGGTACTCAAGTTGGTACAACTTCAGTTGCAGGAACGGTTGGTGGTGGTGGAGAAGGTGTTAATTTAAATACCATTGATACTAATTTATTTGGTAATTTTACTGCATTAACTGGAATGAGTGTATTAAGTTCTGGTGGTGGTGGTGGCGGATATAACGGATCTGGTGGATTATCTGGTGCTAATGGCGGTGTAGGTGCAGGTCAAGGTGGCACAAATAACAGCTCAACAAATTTACAAAGCGCAACTGCTGGCACTTCTTATGGTGCAGGTGGCGGTGGTGGTGGTTGGGGCGGTGGTTCACCAAACAACGCAGCTAGTGGAAATGGCAAAGATGGTTTAGTAATTGTGAGGTATTTAGCATGAAAACTTATGCAAAAATTGAAAACGATATTGTAGTTAATGTATCTGTTGCAGATGATAATTGGAATCCAGTTGATTGGATAGATTGCACTAATCAAAGTGTTGGAATTGGTTACACTTATTTACCATTAGAAAATATTTTTATGCCGCCTAAATGCCACGCAGAGGCAGTATTAAATGCTGCAGCTGCTAAATGGAAATGCACAAACGAGGATCACAATGTCAAGTCCCTGGCTGAGTAAAGCTGCAGATAGTTTAAGAGATGCCGTTACTACCTGGTATCCAGATCGCCGCACTTCCAGTGATGGGTGGCTTGGCGATGCTCGTCACGCTGCCAGAAAATCGGATCATAATCCAGACAGCAGTGGATGTGTCAGAGCCATTGATATTGATTCTAGGTTGGATTCATCCGATGGGCTCTCAGTATATTTGGCTGACCAAATCAGGATCTGTGCTAAAACCGATAAACGTATATCGTACGTAATACATAACGGAATGATTGCCAGCAAAATTCTTAACTTTAAGTGGCGTAAGTACTTAGGGTTTAATAAACACACAAAGCACATACATATCAGTTTTACAAAGGCTGGAGACAAAGACGGCAAACCGTTTGATATACCCCTACTAGGAGGCAAAATATGAACATGAAAAACCCTTACGTACTGACCGCTGGTGCATTTTTATCAGCCTGGGCAGCATCCAACTTTGCAGCAGATTATCGCGCCGTGTTATGGGCGGTATTAGCTGGAGTGTTTGGCTATGCAACTCCTAAAAAATGAGTCCGGCGGACTGGGCATCCTTTGGAGCTGGCGTTATCGCCGTGCTATCAGGCGTGCTGATCGGCTTGCGTTTCCTAGTTAAAGGTTGGTTAAACGAATTAAGGCCCAACGGAGGCTCCAGTATGAAGGATCAATTAACTCGACTAGAACAGCGTGTTGATGATCTATTTATTTTAATTGGTAAGCAATAATTCCCCTATGGCTACCACACGCAAGCGCAAGAAAGTCAATAGACGAGTGGTGCGCAAATCACCCGATCCATTATCTAAACTTGATGTTTTCATGATTACCAAACATGAGATTTACAAGGCTGCAAAGAAGGCTGGATTCAGCAACGAGATTGCGTGGTTCTTTATGCAAGAGCCTAATTCTCTACCTGATTGGATTGCTAACGATAAACCCGATGCAATCATTCCAACATTAGATCCTACAGAAACGGATGACGATTAAGCGTTGGTTAGTAATTTCAGACCTTCAGGTCCCATTCCAATTGGACTCTGCGGTAAAGAATATAATCAAGTTAGCGAGGCGAGAAAAGTTTGATTCTGTATTGGTGGTTGGTGATGAGATTGACTTTCAGTCGATTAGTAAATGGAGCGAAGGCACACCTCTGGCTTATAGCGAGGATCTACACGCTGACCGTGAACTATGTAAGCAGATACTCTGGGATATCGGTGAGTACAGTCCAGAAATGCACATTATCCGTTCTAATCATACTGATCGCTTATACAGCACTTTATTAAAAGTACCAGGGTTAATTAACCTACCCGAGCTACAATACCCAGCCTTTATGGGTTTCGCTGAAATGGGTATTACCTACCATCGCAAGGCCTATGAGTTCCACCCTGACTGGGTACTTTGCCACGGAGATGAAGGCAATATGAGCCAGCACGCAGGAATTACAGCTCTTAATTTAGCCAAGAAGTTTGGTAAGTCCGTTTTGGCAGGACATTCGCACAGGCTGGGCATGAGTGCCTACTCAGAGGGCGTAAACGGCCATTACAGGGCCTTATATGGGGTAGAGGTAGGAAACCTTATGGATCGAAAGAAAGCGGGCTATATTCGCTATAACAGCGCGAATTGGCAGAATGGGTTTGCTATACTAGAAGCCGAGGGAAAGACGCTAACACCAACGTTAGTGCCAATCGATCCTAAGGATGGCTCATTTACAGCACTGGGCAGGCATTACAGGTAAATCGTTACCTAATCGTTATACAAATACTTTCTAAAACTATCCACAAAGTCGTACACAGATGCCATACTTCTCTCGTGCCACAAATTGTGGCGCAGAAAGCAGGGCTACGATGAAAATAGAAATGAGATTAACCGCAGCTGATTTTGAGCGGTTGTGGACCAATTCGATGGAATGGATGAATCTAGACTGGGAAAAGCAAGCAGACAGATTTGATCCTATGCCATTATTTAGCTGGCACTATGCGTACTGGTTTGACAATTACGCTGCGTTAAAATTAGCGGAGGCTTTTATTAGCACGCTAGGTAAAAACTATGCTATTCATAGTGATGAAGGCACTGGCGATTGGGTTATGTTAACTAATTATGCAAGCCCTTGCCATGTAAGTAAAAGACTGGTAAGCGCATGACCGCCAAAGACGACATGCTACAACTAGCTTGGATATTCCTGGGCTTAGGTACAGCTGCATGGATCTTGGCTGAGATCAAAGAAAGCATCCAAACCCGTTACTACTGGTTAGGCCGTAAAGACGGCTGGGATATGCACCGCAGAATGATAGAAAACAAAATCGATGCCGACAACAACTGAAAAACTGTTTAATAATGCCACGGCACTTGTCCATGAACGAGGAGTTGTCTATGGACACGCAATCTACAACATGGAGCGTATCGCAAAGTCGGTCAGTGCATACATTGACTATCCAATCATGCCTCACGACATACCGATTATTAACGTGCTGCAGAAAATATCCAGGCTGGCTGAAAGTCCTGGACACGAGGACAGTATCGTGGACATCTGTGCATACATGGCAATCTACCAGCTATGCATTGAAGCCGAGAAAGACGGAGAGTTTGAATGGAGGGCTGGAGAATAATGGCATTTGATTTAAGTCAGTACGAGACAGTTGATGAACGACTACATAAATGGTGGGGGTTATATCCAAATGGAAGAGTGGAAACAGAAATTATCGAGGCCACAAACGTTAGATTCATTGTTGTTTGTAGGCTATTCAAAACAGAAGCAGATCTCAAGCCGTGTGCTACTGGGCTTGCGAGTGAGACTGTTAGTGATAGAGGGGTTAATGCGAATTTTGCTTTACCTAACTGCGAAACAAGCGCAATTGGTAGAGCAATTAGCAACTCGGGTCTCTCAGCTAAAGGCAAACGCCCAAGTCGAGAGGAAATGGCATCAGTAAATGCTAAGGAAGCAGAATCATTTAAACCTAAGTATGGCCGACCAGGATCTAAATCGGCTGCAATGGAGCATGCGCTTCATATTGTTAACACACAATCTAAAGATACTGGCAACGAGCCTGTACCTATTGAGTGGTCTGTTGGCGAAAGCATTACTCAGATCGGTGAAGTGGTTAGTGTTGGCTTTACTTGTCGGCACGGCAGTATGGTAAAGAAAGAAGGAATTGCCAAAGGTTCTAACAAACCCTACGCAGGATATGTATGCAGCGCATCTAAGCCAGATCAATGCGAGGCCAAGTGGGCCAAACTTACCGCAGCAGGCACTTGGTATTGGCCAGACGATTCCGAACTAGGCAAAGGAGGTGAGTGATGGGGTATGTAGAGATCCTAAGAGGCGGACCTTACCTGGAACGCATGGAAAACGACCAGGTAAAGTTTGTGCCATCTGATGACTTATGTATAGCTTGTAATGACGACAGGTTGATACATAACGGTAATTTCTTGGTTTGTACTCAATGCCATACCAGGCAATAAAGATATTACCATAGTGCACGCCAAGTTCAAGTGTAACGGCTGCAAGCGTAGTACTGAATTCCTCTGGTTAGATCAACTTAATACGCCAGAGGGATTCAAAGCGTATCAATGTATGGATTGTGGGTGTGTCGGCGTGAAAAATATCGCTGAAGCATTTACTATACCTGACTCGGACATAATCCGATGTGATAAGTGTGGCAGTTGGATGTTTCTTACCGTGGCCTGTCACACTTGCGCATTAATCAAGGAGAAATAATGCCTACAGGTAGACGCAATTCAGGTGGAGACGATTACTACACATCCCAGTGGATATTTGATGGCTTGGGGCTAGAGTTTGACTTAGACCCTTGCTCACCCATAGTTGGTGGCGTCGTACCAGCTAAAACCAAGTACACCATCGAAGATGATGGGCTATCCCATGACTGGTTTGGCTTAGTCTGGATGAACCCACCGTATTCAAAGCCAACGCCCTGGGTAGATAGGTTCCTATCACATTCAAACGGTGTGGCCCTTGTGCCCTTCACCAACGGCAGGTGGTGGTTTAACCTATGGAACCACGCCGATGCCATTATGCCTATTGCCTATAATCACAAGTTTGATCGAGCCGATGGTAGCCGTAAAACAATTACCTTTAACACGGCCCTTTACGCAATAGGTGAGGCAGGCGTGGCAGCTATAAATAGATTCAAGTTGCACCGAGTCAGATGACGACTTGCCGTCTGACCTGCGGTTATGCTGATGGACTTGCATAGGCATGCTACCCTCTAGATCGCATACGCCCTCAAGGCGGAAACGCGAGCCCCTAAAGGGAAAGCTCGCGAGGTGCACGCTAGTAGTCACCGCTCTATTTGTAGGCCAAATGTTAAGCCTTGAAAGAGCTCATTCCGCAGATATTGATACTACAAATCATTATCGTCAATGGGCATTCATTCAGTTAAATGATCTAGATGAGTTCTACTGTATAGATGAGTTATATTACAAAGAATCACGCTGGAACCCTGCTGCACGTAACGGTTCACACTATGGCATACCACAAGGCAGTTCTAAATACCTGGCTAATGCTAACGGTTACAAGCAGGTTGAATGGGGTATTAAATATAACTTAACAAGATATGGTTCTATGTGTAAGGCTCTTAATCATTACAGGCTTAAAGGATGGCACTAATGGTTAACAAGAAGGCTAAGCATCAACGAGCTATGGGTAGTGGTCAATGGAAAAAGTTACGCTTATCCATCTTAGATCGTGATGGTCGTATCTGCTACGCGTGTGGTAATGAAGCAAACGAAGTTGATCATATATGGCCACGCTCTAAGGGCGGTGATATGTTTGACCCACAGAATTGTGCAGCTATATGCCGTGCGTGCAACCTAGCCAAAGGTGACCGTTTTTTTAGCCCTGCGCCGAC